AAAGCATCTTCCGAAGTATCGGTAGTTAATGTTAAAACGGCTTCTGCCTGACATTGTAGGCGTTTATTGCCAATTTGAACACCTATGATGCTGCCTGAAAATTTATTATCTGCCATGATTTTAATTTTTGAATGTAATATTAGATAAAATTTCTGATATATTGTCGTTTTTTGATAAAATATTTATGATTGTTTTAAGCTCCATTACAATTTTAACCTCACCATTAAACCCCTGCTTTATTTTCTTATCGTCAGAAAGCATAACCAATTGACATTTATCACCTTGTTTTAAAGATTCTGAAGAATTAAAAATATGAGATACGTTAAGGACTTTAGTTTCTTTTATAGAAATTACTTCGTTATTTTCACCAAAAGAAGGTTCAGAAAATACACTGAGTGAAGCTTCGTTTGAGCACGACCAGGTTTGATTATGGACTATAAATATATTTCCTGTCATACTACATCTTCATTTACGATAGTTGGGTAATCAGCTCCAACAGGTAAAGCATCTATCAATAAGGCATAATCTTGGAAAGTACTATTCAAAGGTCCGGTACCTTGTAGAGTAGAAGTCCAGTTAGAAGCAGATCCAAAAGGTGCTGTTATACTTCCAGATTGGAAAAGAGTATTTCCGGATAGTATTAATTCAGTCGTAGCAGATGGCCTTGTACTGAATTGGATGTATAAAGGAAGATCGCCGAAATAGTTCGCCGTTAGTAAAGTTTTAATATCTGCCGGAACAGCTTCTAAAATTAAATTGGCATTTACGTTCACGTTCCAATCTCTTACGCCGGATATAAATTCTTTCCAACCTCCGCTATCAGTCGCGCTGGCAGGTAGCATTTCACGGTTAAAGTTAATTGCGCAGGAAATCTCACAGCTTATAAAAGCTCCGTTAAATGCTAATCCAATTATACTTCCATTTACACCTGGCATAACCAAAATTGATAAGTAATTACTCTGCGCTCGATACTTTGCGTATCTGTTTCTTCGTCCAAATCAATAGAACTCAGGAACCTAATATTTTTAACATCAAAACCTGTTATGGTAATACCTGCTTCTATCGCAGTGATTATCTGTCCCTCAATATCTTCTGTTTCAACAGGACTGGCGTATCCTGCCGGTCCGGAATATATAACATCAATATTCACACTACATAGCCATTCAAAGCCTTCTTTACACCTTTCAGTAGGATTTAAAGTTTGGGTATTGATAATATAGTAATTCAGCGGGATAGGGTGCGTATTTTTAGGAACTTTTTTGGCCCAACCTGGAATGCTTAATGTTTGAAAAGCATCGAGCAAACCAATTCGCAAAGGAGTATTTGGATCAATCATAATTTCCTTAATTCTTCTTCAACCGCAGGGATGATCAATTCCTCATTTCTAAACACAGCAGGATAAAAAAACGGGTGCGGCGGTGTTTTACCTTTACCGTTTACGTAGAATAAGGCCTTTACCTCAGCTGCATCGACACCAGTCGGAATAGATACCAACGGTCCGGTACCAAACTCCTGATAAGCTGCCAGTTTATCTCCGCCCACTACTATGGTTGATGATTCAGTCTGTTCAATATGGATACCTGCTTCGATATTACCCATATCGAACGGCGCGGCTGCTTTAGCTTCATCAACCATTATCTTAGCTACTTTAAGTTCGCCTCGGCGCATAGCTTTTTGAGCCCTTACACGTAAGGTCTGCAATTCTTTAAGCGCCTGATCTAAACCTTGTAACCTTGCCATTATTCCGCTTTGACTGCTAAAACTTTTATATATTTTGTAGGTTCGTCTAATTCTAAAATAGTTCGTATGGTGTAAGTAATGCCTTCACAAACCAAGAACATATCTTTTGTTGGAAAAAAACCTGATCTACTCCTGATCACAAAATTCCAATCTCCTAATATTACATCCGCTTCGCCAGCAACTATGAGATCACCTGCAAAGTTCGGACGTTTTAAAATAGCTTCTCTTACAGCAAAAGTTGTTAATAGATCATTAGTATTTATCTTTGAACCTCCGGAACCGTCTGCAATAGCCACTTGTTGTTGAAAGGTAACCTTATACCTGAATCGGCCCGGATCATACGCGCTTTTATTTTCGTATATTTTGTTCATAAGATTGTCGCGGACCTTCTAAATTGATTTAACAAAATTTGTATATCAGTTGGCAATTGCGTTCCGTACATATCCTTATTCTCAAACATATATACGATCAGCTTATTTGCCGCTTCGATCATAGTACCTGGTATTTGATCTAAGTCCGCCTGCGCAAAGCCTACTGTCAGCTTTATACTACTCTGCGGCGGACAGCAAATTGTAAAGTATAAACCGTAGTATTGAGGTGTTACGATAACTACATCTCCCTTACTGTTTTTAACTTCTCCTAAGACTACCGGATACGCTGAAATTTTTGTATTATAAGAAGTGCTGTAAATAGTTAGATCGCGCTGGTATAAATACCAACCTGTATAAGTTTCAACCCAATCAACCGCTGCTTTAATCAGATTAGTGATACGTGCATCGTAGTCAGTATAATCGATGGCCAGATTATCTTTGGCTGATTGGAGCGATATAATATCTAACTGGTTCATGTACCAAATGTAAATAAAAAAGGGCGGAATAAAAATTCCACCCTTTTATAAAATTATTTCGGTTACTGATTAGGTAGTAGCACCTGTTGAACCTTTTACGAATGCCTCGTCGTAATAGATTGGCAACGCAACACGACCTTCTACACGAACGGTAACTACGTTATTCTCAAAGTTTGTTCCGTTTTCGTAGCTAAATTCGACCCTTGGATCTTCACGGATAAGCAATTGAGCTCCCATCATCCAGTCACCAACCAAGAACTGGCGGTTATTGGCCGGCATTCCGTTCATTTTGTAAACCGGGATACCTGCGATATATAAAATACCATTTTGGTAAGTTATAACACCAACACCAGGTAAGGTATATTCATCAGTATTGCCTTTAGTACGTAAGATAGCTGACCAGTCGCGCGGTTTCATGATAATACCATCTGCGTAATAGTCGGTTTCTTCTAACTGACCAATAGCATCGGTTAACTTATCTATCAATACAGTTTGACTACCATTATAAAGGGTGGCTACTTGCAAAATACCTTCTAACTGCGAACCTGTACCAAGACCACTTAAAATTTGCTGATCTTCTTTGATCAGATATTTTTCTGATAAACGAGCTGATAAAGCACCGCTTAATGCAGTAATATCGTCCAAAGATTTGCGGCTAATATCCAAAACACCGGCGATGTATTGAGATGGCGCGATCTTTTCAATGTAGTCCAAATCCAAAGACGGCTTTTTACCGCTGTTTTCAGCCCACATATCCACATCTCCTTCACCACCAGTTTCGCGCAGGTAGTGGAAATCAGAAGTGGTCATACGACCAGTATTCATGATATTCCGCATGTGCAGGCGGCGATTAGGTAAAGGCAAGATGCCCGGACGTAATTGCGCATTCGCCATACTGATATCAACAATACTGGAAATACCCATTGTACCTACGTCTTTCAACTGAATAGTTACTTTGGCATTTTTATCGGTTTTTAACTGAGCAAGATCAGTTAGGTTTTTTTCTTCTTTCAAAGCTTCGCCTAAAGCGACATCGAAGGTACGACCTTTTTCCTCATTACTCTTAGCGGCAGCGCGGAAACGGTTGATTTCGGCCAGTTTATCTTCCATTTCGGTTTTATACTGGTCGCGCTCGTCCTTAATAACTTTGATTTCGTTTTTAAGTTCAGTTATCTCACCTTTGATAGGTTCAACTTCTGCTTCAGCAGCTGCTTTACCAGCAGTCTTACCTGATTCTTCACCGGCTGTTTTTGCTAAAGCAGCTTCGTGCTTAGCTTTTTCGTCCTGGTATTTTTCCAGTTCGTATTCGGACATTTTTGCGAGTTCCGCCGCGTTCTTGTATTTAAACATGGTTTTTAAATAAATAATGTGTGTACTTTTCTGTTAATTACTGAACTGCTCTCGGCGGGTTCTTCTTTATTATTGTCCTGACTGGTACTCCCCGGGTCAGTATATAAGATCGGTGTGGCCTCGTTACTGCCGAACAATACGGCTGAGCCCTCTTTTACAATTTTAGCTTGCGCTACGGCCCAGAAATATCCGGCATCCATAGCATCTTGTTTATTAGCAATCACAGCCAGGTACTTGTAAAAATTAGCGTATTCCTGTTTGTAATCATCGCTCGAATCGTCAATACAAAGAATGATATCAATGTACTGCATACGAACGCTGTTCTGTATAGCTTTTTTAGCTATTATGGCTGTGGCTGCGTCTTTGTTCGATGCTTCGGTCAGAAGCGCATCAAACATAAGCGCCTGCGTATTACCTGCGTAGGGTTGGCCAAGATCAGTCCAGGTTAGGTTTTGTACAGAAGGTACAACCTCGTCCGGATAAGAAATAACCTTTCCTAATTCAAGTTCATGATTGATAATATAATAAAGCTTGCCTTTATTATCTTTTACGCTTTGATCCCAGATACCGTCCAAATGTACATCACCATGACTATCCAGCCAGTTAGTACAGTTGATGATTGCATATATATGCGAACCTATTGCGACCGGGGCCGAATCTTCTGCCGTGGCTTTTATAGTTGATGAACCTTTAACTGCAAAAGATACCGGATCCGAATTTTTAATAGCGGCTTTTTTTAAACCGATAATTTTATCGCGATTCGCTTTAAGCTCCGCAAACATTTCTGCCTTAGTAGCAAACTCTTTGTTAAGTTCTTTGCAGAATATCATTTATTAAATGGTTTTTGCGTATGCTTAATTTTTTCGTCTACGGATTTACGGATATGCTCAGGCAGAGGTTTGTCTTTCAGCTTTTTTAGCTGTTCAACTGACTGATCTTTTTCTTTATCCTGTGACATAATGCGTAAAAGTAATTTAAAAATAAATTTATTTTATATAAGGGCTTGTTTTTGTGACTTACTTTAACTTACTTTGACCTGATGGAAAAGAAACCTAAAAAAGTGCATAGGGTTCAGGCTTATGTTACTGAAGATACTAAAAAAGCTTTGGAGCAATTAGCTAAAGAGCAAGATCGTTCCGAAAGTTACGTAGCTGGGAACATATTGAATAAGGGGGTTAAGAAATGAGTTACGAATACAGTACCGTAATGGGTTTCTTATCTTCTTCGGAATTAAACCGTTGTAAAAAGAACGACTTGTGCGTATGGGAAGTTAATAACTGGTTTGAAGTTATTAAACAACCTTGGTTAAATAGAAAGTTACGTAGAAAAATAGGATTTTTATGGAACTGTCATTTATTAAAAGAACTGCCTGCTAAACCTTTAATCGGGTTAAACGATATGGATTATTCTGTATTTGACTTACCTCAATTTAGAGGTATGCGAGAAAACTTAGCTAAACAGTATTTAGCTGCTGAGGACGAATTTATATTGAAAGGGCTTGGTAAATGAAATTTGGCGTATCTGTTACAACGACACCTAACCGGGGACATATTTTTGACCGGTGGCTAGAAAATTTTGAAAAATATAGTAAGGGTTGTCCAGATTTGTTTTTGTACGTTCACAAAGATGTTAACTACCGAGGAATTGTTTATAGTAAGAACAAATGCTTAAAAGCACTTTACGAAGCTGGTTGTACGCATTTTGTGTTATTTGACGACGATTGTATAATTTCACAACATCTTTGGTGGACCAAATATGTTTTATCACCGTTTAATCATGCTTGCTGGAACTATAATCGTAAGATTATTAAGCATTGTGGTGACTACAACGAACTGCAAACACCGAACGGTTGTATGCTTTATTGTAAGCGAATAGTGCTTGATACTGTCGGCGGCTTTGATCCTGCATTTGCTGGATATTCGTATGAACATGTAAACTGGTCAGACCGTATCTTTAATTCGGGCCTTACACCTGCCAGGTACATCGACGTTTATGGTACCAAAGATTTGTTTACAATGGCAGATTGTCCTTCAAGCGTCAGCGAGAATATCCGCGCTATTTCGATACCAAAGAATTACGAATTATACAAACAGAATTATCACAGTAAAGAATTTAAACCATTCCAATGAATTATAAAGATCATCCTGTCGTTAAAAAAGCTGTTAATGAAATACCCGAAGCTTTTAAACCCGTTGCCGCCGCTATCTGGAAAGAAATTCCTAAAGAATTATTAGAAGATTTAGTTTCAATAAAAAACTATCTTCCTGAGTACGAATTAACTTGCAAGTATGAACGACTTATAAAGGATAACAATTTAGATCCAGAAATGTACCATCCTGCTATTCGTTTTAATGATGAATTTGGGGACAGTTTTGTTAAAAACCGATTAACTGTTTTAATATACGCACTACCTAATAAACCACAAGCAGGAAATGAAGATTAGCATAATACATCCCTCAAAAGGTCGTCCCGAAATAGCCTACCGAACCATTCAAAAATGGCTTGCATATGCAGATATGGACGTTGAATACATTTTATCGGTTGATACAGAAGATGTTTATTGGTATTTCGCTGGCGGTGAATATTTTATTATGAATAAAAAAATAAAAATGATTCATAATAAAAATAAATCGGCGATTGAGGCCATTAATAAAGCTGCTGAAATAGTAACTGGTGACTTATTCATAGTTGTTAGTGATGACTTTACCTGTTCACGTAACTGGTGCAGTAAGTTACTTCGTCTTGTTGGCGATCGCACAGATTTTATTGTTAAAACCCGCGACGGCATCCAAAAAACTTTGATCACACTGCCGATCATGGACCGGAAGTATTATAACCGGTTTGGTTACATATACCACCCGGAATTTCTCCACATGCACTGTGATGAAGAAATGACTATCGTTGCACACATGCTCGGTCGCGTTATTGATATCGATATGACTTTCGAGCACATGCACTATAGCGTCGGTAAGTCGCGCAAAGATGCGATCAACGAGCGGAACGATAGTACTTGGGCTCATGGTCAGGCTACACTTGATCGTCATGCTTTAAATAACTTCGGTATTGAAAATCCGCTGGTTAAACGGGAGGACATTGTATGGAAATAAAGCTGAGTATTTTAATTGCAACAATGCCATCCAGGCAAGCTCAATTTAATTGTTTAATGGGTAATTTATATACTCAAACAGAATATTTACCTGAAGTAGAAATACTTTCGGACGCCTCTATGGAGTATAATATCGGGGTTAAACGAAATAAACTACTTTCGTTAGCTAAAGGGCAATACGTTGTTTTTTGTGATGACGATGATCGGGTTTCTGGAAATTACGTATCCGCTATTTTAAAAGCTATTGAGACAAAGCCAGATTGCGTGGGTATCTCCGGACATATCACTTTTAACGGCTACAACCGTAAGCAATGGCATATCTCAAAAGAATATAAAGGTTGGTTTGAACGTAAGGAAATTTACTATCGCACGTCTAATCATATTAGTCCTGTTCGCCGGGAACTGGCCCTACAAGCGGGTTTTCCTGAAATAGCATTCGGTGAAGATTATGAGTACTCTATGCGGTTGCTTCCATTTTTAAAAACCGAAGTTATTATACCTGAGAATTTATATTTTTATGACTACATTGAAAACAAATAAGTGCATCGTATCACTGGCTACTAAAAACTCGCGGTATGTAGACGGGTTAGCCAGGTTATCCAATTCTCTGCGAGATAATGCTTCCGGAATAGATTTTTTAGGCTTTATCCACGAGAATAGCGTTGGCGCTCCTTTGCACGTAGAAAATAACTATGCCTTTAAAGTATTCGCTATTCAGAAAGCTATTGATGCCGGTTATACTCAGATACTTTGGCTCGACTGTTCTGTTTGGGCCGTTGCACCTGTTCAGCCTTTGTTCAATATTATCGAGGAACAAGGATATTGGTTTGAAGGTGCCGGATGTTGGTTAGGTGATTGGTGCAATGAACAGACTTTAGCTTATTATACGCTTAATCGGGACGAAGCTAAAGCCTTACCAATGGTTCAAAGCGGTTTTATGGGCTTTAATGTCAATAATAACATAGGCTATACTCTTTGGCAAGGATTAAACTCCGCTTTAATAGAGGGTTTGTTTCACGGAGATTGGGCTGAACATCGACACGATCAATCGTGTATAAGCGCTATTCTTAACGTTTGTGGTATTGAATTTAGTCATCAACCTGAGCATGTACAATACGCCGGAATTTACGATCAAATTTTAAACGATAAAATTATATTGAAATGCAGAGGAATTTAAAATCATATTCACAAAATAACGAGGACCTGATCGTACAACAACTTTTCGGTTCGTTTAAAGGTCGCTTATTAGAGATCGGCGCTAACAACGGCACTATGTTGAGTAACTCGAAGCTGCTCATTGAAAACGATTGGAAAGCGATACTAATTGAGCCTTCCAGTACGTTCGCTGAGCTTCAGCTATTACACAAGGACAATCCGAACATAATTTGTCACAACATCGGTATAGGGGAGCGCGACGAGATCGTTACTTTTTACGAAAGTGGTGCTCATGTTCCTGCCGGTGATGATCAGGCGCTGGTTAGCTCGGTTAACTACGACGAGACTATCCGCTGGCGACAGTCCGGAGTACAGTTTGAGGAAAAGAAAGTTCAGCTTTTATCGTGGAATTCTTTTTTATATTCAACATTCATAGATAAGTTTGATTTTATTTCAATCGATGTTGAAGGGTTGGAATGGTCAATACTTCAGCAAATCGATTTGGACGATATCGGTTGTAAGGTTCTTTGCATTGAGTACAACGGTGACCGCGAGCTGTTTAAAAAATTCAGTGAGTATTGCAAGGGCTTTAGATTGGTTGACTGCAATAATGAAAACTTAATCTTCTCACGGATATGAAACTTTTAAAATGGCTTTTCGGGCCTTCTAAGCGAACTCGTCAGCTTCAAGCAGAACTTGTCGAGGCCAGACGGCAGGAGGTTCGTGCCTGGCTCGCGTACGCGTTGATCGCCGATGTAGTGGATAACTATGGCCCGGAGTATTTTGATCTCCTGACGGACTTCGAAACGATCATTACAGATAACAAACCGATTACGATAATTAACTATTTGAATATATGAAAGCAACAGAAGCAAGAAATTTAGCTGAAGAAAAAGCTCCGGTTTTAGAAAAAGTATTACAAAACATTAAAATGAACGCTGAAAACGGGCAAACAGCGCATTTTATAATGGGGCTTGTTATTACCACTGAACTTATGCAAGGGTTACTCGGTCTGGGTTATAACCTTCGCGAGCATACTGACCCTTTCAATGGAATGAAAGGTTTGGTTGTATCATGGTAGTCCACTACGTAAGTGCCTATTCCCGCGAGAAAAACATTGGCAAAGCCATCAATGATTCAATCCGACAGTTAAACGCGGATGACGAAGATTGGATATGTTCGACTGATCACGACATTCTGTGGCTCCTGCCGGACAGTAAGGCGCAACTTGAAGATATACTGGCCAAAACTACTTTCGATGTGTTGGGACCGCTTACTAACCGCCTGGGCGGTCCAACGCAGCTTGTTCCGGATATGTACGATGAAACGGATATACTCAGACATATCGCGGTGGCGCAAGACCGGGATAACAACTACAGAGGTGACGTGATTGGTACGCATGAGTTCTTAGCTGCGTTCTGCTTGTGTTTCCGGGTAAAGACCTGGAAGGCACTTGGTGGATTTCAAGAGGGCAACCTGTCTTTTGACTGGTTATTCTCAGAAATGGCCAAGAAAATGGGCTTTAAATTGGGTATTTGTGCCGGAATTTATGTGTTCCATTTATACCGGTTGGGTAAAAATAAAGATGACTATTCACATTTGTTATGAAACCGATCACCTCAGCAAAGATCATCGATGTTAAAAGCAGCTGGGCGAAACCTACTAAGAAAACGCTTTGGGGTAAAGCCAAGTTCAAAAACTGCTGTTACTGCGAAATGTGCATACCAATTAAAGATGTTACGCAGGAACATCTTATACCTCGATCTGGCGGCGGTACTTTAATTGCGGCCTGCTGTCTTGAATGTAATCGGAGCAAAGGCGCGATGTTACTGATCGATTGGGTTATCAAGTTGTACGATGATCTGCGTAAAGAGGGAGATGTGCGTAAAGTACGCCGTATTGAAGTGAAAATTAAGAACTCTATTAAATATTTGCTTTTGCTATACCCAGGTGAATATGACTTTATCTTTTAATTTACAAGTCCGGAGCCGCTATTATTGTTTGATTGGGTCGTAACTTTCCCGGATAATACGTCAGCCAGTAGAACCGTGTTCCGGTTTACCAATATCTGGTCCATACCTGCTTCGGCGGAACGTCCGTATCCAATTACTTCTCTTTTCTCATTCATAGTCAGGAAGGGGCTATTCTGTAACCAAGTAACGGCAGTTACCATATCATCATTTAACTCGGGCAAACCCATAAAATCCAAATGAATGACATACGTCTCAGTCGCAGTGTTATACGCAGGGCATATAAACTCGGTGAGCCCTACATCGATCTTACGACAGATGGGAGCTACTGCGTCGAATACGAATTTACGATTAGCTACGGGCAGGTTGTTGTAAGTCGCGCTGTCCTGGTTCCTGAACTGAAGTGGAATATGGTAAACGCGGTAAACACCGTCTGCTTTAGCATCTGATATTTCCAAAAGCTGCAAATCGCCTGATGCCAGGCCAATTTGGGTCCATTTCAAACCGATTGAGGCTGGAATCATGCGGGAAAGTTCGTCATTTGACTTACGGGCACTGGAAATGCGATCGTGCATATCTTGTTTTTGTGGTTCTGTAAGCTGATCTTCCTTGTTTTCAGGAGTAATTAAGCCGAAAATACCACCATTTTTCATCTGTTTATCTGCCTGTTTATCGGCATTTTCGATGATATCAAGGGAGAAAAGTTGTGATCTTAGCGGTGCCAAACCATATAATTGTCTACCATTTGTCGAATAGTTGGGGTTAAAAGTTTTAATATGCTTGATTTGAGCGGCAGGGAACATCTCCGGGTCCGTCCAGAAATTAACTTTATAACCTTCTATGGGATCTAAGGGTCCACCAGAGATAATTTTCATATCTGTGGGTAAAGCATATATTTCGGACCACTTCTTTTTAGAAGGTTGAGAACTATTTCCATAAACGTATGCATTTCCTGTTAAGAGGAACAAACCGGCAGTTGTTTCTATTTTCTT